CCCGAACTATTTGGATAGTTTTTAGTTACAAAGCTGACTTGTGTGTTTCCTGTTTGTGAAATAAAATCTGGTATAAACCTACTTATTCTCATTATAAATTCTCCATCTCCTCTAACGTCAGGCATACCTACAACTTGACCGCCACCTCTGGCTGTCTTTTGAGTAATATCAAAATCACCGGAAGTAATCGTTCCTAGAACCGCGGTTACGGTTCCTCCTGCCACAATTTGATCGGTCCCTGTTTCGTGTTCATAGTATATCGTACTTCCATCCGTATTACCAGTAACATCGAAAGATGCATCATCGCTTTCGCCATAATAAGTTGCATGAGGTTTAGGAAATACTGATGAATCGGCCCAAGCTGTTCGTGATAAAGTTCCTGTTGTCCAAATAGGACGTTTAATAGTAGAATCTAAATAGTTATAAGTTACAACTCTATTCACCACATCAGATGCCGAAGTACAATAAAACCAGCTTATTTCACCAAATAGATTGTTTAATCCAGCATTAACCAGATCTCTTGATGTTGAGTTGAGGTCGTCATAAACAGCATCCTCTACTAAACATGGCAACGATTTTAACTGACCATCGTATGCAAAGAAACCGTTTTCAGACATCCAGTAGGCTGTACCATCTACTTCTATGTTAGCATTCTTTCCTAATAACCCACAGTTAGTACCTACCTGCTCAAACGAGAAGGTAAAAGGCTGACCAACGAATTTCATTAGGAACAAGGCTGTATCGGTCCAAACATAAATAGCGTCCCTACCTTTGATAGCTCCCATAATTTTAGAACCATCGGCTAGTCTTTGTGTACCTGCGGTATTATTAGCTTTAACGGTATATGAATCACTTTGATCAATACTCTCTTGAGAAGAGAATCTTATAAACATATCATCTTGAGTGGATGCTGTTCCAATAGTTGTTTCTGTTCCAAAGAATACTAAGTGTCTATCGGGTGTAGAAACTAATACATGACGTGAGGCGGTAGGTGCATTTGCTAAAACAGTGGCTCTATTATTGACTGCTCCAGCTGCGGCTGCATCCCATTCAAAGCATTTACCATTATAAATAAGTGCAATTAATTTTGTTCCATAGTTATCTAATATCCACATCCCTGGATCAATTGTAAAGTCAGCAGAAGATGGGTCACCCCATGCAACATATCCTGATATATTGGTTACAGTATCTCCTGAACTATGTCCTGCTTTAGTTGTACCATTAACTTCTCTAGCACCTCCACTTAAAATATTAGTTGTAGTATTATTATTGGTATAACTTATGTCCTCTGATCCAATTCTTATTTCCCCTGATGCAGGAAAAGCTGCAGAGTTAGTTAAAGGAATATCTGTTACAGTGTCATTAATAGTAGAAGCCAAAGTATTTGTGGAAGCACCAAGAGCAATACCACCCCATAATGCTGTTCCCCAACCATAGCCTCCTAACTGTAGAGCTGGTCCCACATTATAATAACAAAGAATTGATGTTGATCCAGCATTAGTCATAGGACTACTACCTTCAGCTGAATCCATTGTAATTGTAAAAGTTGTAGCGGTTGGTATCGAAGTTACCATAAATTTTTCATCTTCAAACGTAGCATTACTGTAAGCTGATGTTCCAGGTATACTACTTACACTGTCAAACATGACTATGTCATTTGCTACTAATCCGTGAGAACCGGTACATGTAATTGTGACAGTTTTTGAACCATTACTACTAGTGAAATCAGCGCCTGTTAGTGTCGTTCTAATAGGGTGAATATCATAATACACATCCCCTGAATAAACATAAAGAATTCTATTAGTTCCGATAGCGGCATACTTAATACCTGCGTTATCGTCCCAATGGTGAATAGCTCTGCATGCACCTGTGAGTTTAGATTGTCCCAACTGTTGCCAGCCCCCTATTTTTTCAGGGGTACCATACCTAAATCTTACATTATCGCCATCAAACCATTGCCCTTCGGCTCCAGTTTCTGTAACTTGTTTGTTAAATCCGGGTAAAAATCCTAGTTTCTGTAGCATAATAGTACACTATATATCCTATTTTTTAAAAAATACAGCTTGATTTATGCGAAAATTACTAAAATAATAATCATCATTTAAGCCACAGCCATGTAGTATCATATTTGCCGGAAAAAGAATAGCACTATTAAAAGGCATTTTTAGTTCTTTTATTAAATGATAATGTTTTTTAGAATGCCACGGCTTAATATGTTCATGAACTCTCTGCTGAATTTTAAAGTAGTCTGTATCCTCATACAGATTTAAAATACTATTTTTATTCAGGTATATTAATAAAGTATGTCCCTCATCATAATGAGGCCACCAATAATTTTCTTTGTAATTATTAAAAGGACCCTTAAACCATTTTTGTATATTAGTTTTAAAGTTATGGTGCCTATGAGTGCATTTTTGTTTTGTAAGATCCTCAAAATAATTAATTAAAGGATCTAGTTCTGGCATATTAGTTTTATGTCTAAGGTCTAAAAATTTTAAAGTATTGAGAGTTGACGGATCTTCCTTATGAATAAAAGGAGATATCTTTAATGCTTTATCCAGAATCGACTGGGGGTTAACATAAAAAGAGCTGAAAATAGAGATGGAATGGCCATTTACTATAAGTTCTTTTTTATCTTTAACATTAAATTCCATAGTTATAAGCAACTGTTATTCTTAAGTCATCAGTAGTATGTGTTTCTACACAGTGTTCCATGGAAGATCTAAATAAAATTAATTTACCTTCCTCGGGATAAATAAAATAATTAACCCATGTATACTTATTATCTACTTTAAAAGAAGGGTCATTAGGGTTATCAGCAAGAGGAGATTTAAAGTGAGTTCTAGCATCGGATGGTTTACTTTTTAAATAATAGATTGCAGATATGTAATCAAAATTATGATTATGATATTCCTGAGAATCGTTTTTGGTATAGATATTAAACCATCCTCCGTTAGGAATTAATTTTTTATCTTGTCCTAATTTATTTTTAAAATCAGTAGCTTGATCATATACCCAGTTGTTTAAGTCCTCAAAGGTATTATCTTTTAAAATATTGTGTGTGTTAAAAGTATTATACAAACTTTTAGATATCCAATTACTCCCTCCAGATGGAGTGGTAGATTTAAGATTAAGGCAGTGTTGAATTAAAGATTCTTTAATTTTAGAATGATTAGGATGGTAAACACTCGCAATAGGTGTTGAAAATAAATCAATTATTTGCATCCCATTAATGTTGTTTTTTTTTAAAATCCGCAGGTAAACCTATAAAAGGTCTCATATCGTATTTCCATTTTTCTCCTTGAGACGCTTTATTATTATAATGTAAAAAAACTTGACCACAATTTTCTCCTTCAAATTTTTCTCGCCAATGTTCTAACACACATCCAGAATAAACTAACATATCTCCAGGGTCTAATTCTATTTTAACACCAGGATTGTTTTCTGATTTATATTCACCATCAGCAGGTAAACTAGCTTTAGGATCTAAATATATAGGCCATAGATCTCCGCCTAAATTTAACGTTGTAGATATTTCACAACTAAATCTATCTTTGTGTCTGTAGAGCATGTCACCTTTTTTATATATTCGTGCGTATGAATAAGTTGGTATTAAATCTAAACCTGTTTCTTTTTTCATTAGAGGAACTAATTGTTCCAATAAAGTTTCCATTGCTAAATCAGCATAACAAGAATAAGTATTAGGGACTTGATCGTCATTCCAACTTCCATACTCAGTTCTAAACGGAGAAATATATTTTTCGTCAAACAAATATCTAACCACTTTTCTTTTTAAAGAAAAATAATCATACACAAATTTTGCTAACTCTTTTGATATTGCACTTTTTATAACTTTATATTTTTTATCTTCAAAACTCATAACTTTCCTTTATCCTTCCATTCCACGCTATGTTTATTCTCTCTTCATTACTTTCTGATGGGTTTACTTTATGTTTTAAAGCAGAATCAAAAATAACCATTTTTCCAATTTCTGGAATAATAGTAGTATCATATTTTGGAAAATATGTCCCAGGTAAAATGTCTGTAAGATATAAAATACCGCTTCTATTTATAACATGATTAGGGGTTGAAACTTCGGGGTGATGGTGATGTTCTACTACATGGTCCCCTTTTCTTAATAAACCTCCCCACGCTTCAGTAATAAAGTATTTATCTCTTATTTTATCTTGAATGGGCTGAAATAATTTTTTTGCTTCCAAAGTATACCTTTTATAAGAAGTCATAGCTCCTTGGATATTGGTTTTTTTATAATACCAATTTAATGTATTTTTTTTAACATCTTCTCTAAGATTGTTTAATAATTCTAAATCCGTAATTTTATATTCATCATAAAACATTTGTTTTAAAAGCTAATGTAATTCTAACTTCTCCTTTATCGGGTGCATTTCCTCTATGTTCTTTAGAGGCATCAAATGCTATTAATCTATTTTGAGTAAAAGCTACAGGTGTTTCATTCTTTATTTCAAAGGAACCTTTATTATTTAAAGTTTTAGTTGCCATGTAGAGACAGGTCATCATGCCGTCGTCGGTGTGAAAAGACCCATTCATTCCTGGATGCTGTATATTTATATACATTCTATTTAGTTTTAATTTCATATCCAAGGTTTTTTGTAATTTATAAAAAAGATAACTATTTAACGCATCACTAGGATTTAAATTAGAGTTATAAAAAATTGAATCATCAGAGTCTTCTTCATTAGATTTATGTCCGTAGTAGTGAGGAAAATTATATAAAAAATATTCTTCTAAATAATCTACAAGATTTTTATTTAACCAGTTATCTATTATTCTTGTTTCTAACATTATTTAAACGGTTTTCCTAAACACCATAAAACTAATGAATATCTAGTTCCTTTAGTTACAGGAGTCACTCTATGCCATAAATGAGACGGAAAAACTATAACGGATCCTTTACTTCTTGTTTCATTAGCAGTTATTTTGGTTGGTTGACCGGGATCTTTATTTCGAAGATCAAACTCTAAACATCCTCCCTCATACTCATCAGCCGAAGATAAATTAATAGTAGCAGATAGTTTTCTTATTTTTCCTATATAGTTTTTTCCATGTTGTTCTCCTGTATAGGGTTTATCCCAACTATCACAATGCCAGTCATAATATTGACCTTCAGTATATTTAGTAAATTGAAAATTTTCTCCAAAATCAAATTCAAAATTCCAACCTGAACTTCTATTTGCGGTGTGAATATAAGGGAAAATTTCATCATATATCCATCTATCACCCATCCAAACAATATTAGAATCTCTTTTCTTTTTTAAATCTTTTAATTCTTTATCTGATAAGGGTTGAGCTTCTATATCTCTTCCTGAACCCTGACCACCTGTTAAGGCAATTTCTTCTTTTCTAGTTTTAGCAAGTTTTATAACATCATCACAAAACTTAGTTGATAAAGCTGCTTCAAACCACCAATAATAATTAGCTAGATTCATATGTCTTTATAAGACATATATAAATTAATAAAACTAAAATGTAAATAGATTAATTAGACCAGTTACCTGCAGCCACACTTTTTAAAACAGCTTGCATACTCCACACACCGTCTGTATTTTGAAGAACGTTTGCTTCTTTTACTAAAACAATTCCGCCACCACCAGTAACTCCTCCATCTGGGTGTGGTCCACTTGAATAATTTGGTGCAGATCCTGCACCGCCTCCGGTCCCAGGTGCGCCTACCACTAAAGGCCATTGACCTTGAGATGGAGTAATTGAATCTCCGCCACCTCCATTACCGCCGGATGCAGCAGCATCTCCTCTAGAAGCACTACCTGCTCCTCCGCCTCCGAAATAACCGTTATCTCCATATTGAGTTCCGTATGTTGGAGAATAGTCTGTACCTGCTCCTCCAGTTCCTCCTGGAGATGGGTCAGACCCACTTGGAGCAGCTCCTCCAGAAGCAGCTTTTCCGCCACCACCACCTCTATTTCCAAATTGAGGTGCTAGTCTATATCCATTTCCTCCGTCATTTCCTTCTCCTGAAGTCCCTTCTCCATAATTAGCAGTAGGTCCTGAAGGACCGTAAGTGTCTCCAGCTCCAGATCCTCCTGGTTGTCCAGGATAAGATGCATCATTAGTTCCAGCTCCACCACCAGAGCATTGAATAGCCGGTGAAGTTCCAAATATTGAACCTCCACCATTACCGGGTGCAAAAGGATTGCTAGGAACCCCTGTTCCTCCAGCTCCGATAGTTACAGGAACTGCACTTGCGGGTAAAGGATGCGCGGGCGTAAATCTTACACCTCCAGCTCCACCTCCCGATGCATTTTCCCAAGTTCCAGCTCCTCCAGCGACAACTAAAACGTCTCCTTGCGGAGCACCTCTATTAAAAGTTCCTGGTGAAGTAAAAGATGTAATAAGGTCGTCTTTGATAGGAACATGAGAAATTCCTACGTATCCTCCGTTAGATCCACTTCCGGCCATTAGTAATCCTCTTTGTTAATAACGGGTGTAACTTGTGACCAAGCTGTTCCATTCCATTCATAAACGGTATCATCTCCATGAAGAGATCTCCATTTTTGAGTTGCTTCATCCCAAGTTAGACTAATATATAAATAAGGTTCACCATTATATGTATAGCTACATTGTTCATCCGTTGGGTGGGCTAGCGGTGGTAACCATTTATATGTACCATCTGTCGATAATGTCCAAGATGGAAAAGGTTGTTGTGGTCTAAAAATATCATTAGCTGCATCATAGAAAAAACCTTGACCAGCATATCTACATCTAAAATTATTATTATAAGAAGTCTGTTTCCAAGTTCCGCCGTGTCTCGCAGCTACAAAATTTTCTGCTTCAACAGATTGGTCTCCTCCGTTGTCATCAACTTCTTTGTTTGAAAAAGTTATTACTCTAAGTACTATATTATTTTCATCTAATTCTGCGAAATGTGCCATAATTTTTCTCCTTCTTTATTATATAACATTTAAAAAAAAGAAATACAAGTTACTATGGTTGTTCCCAGTTTCCAGCTTTAATGGCTTCATAGACTGTGTTCATGTCCCATACACCACTAGCAGCAAAAACACCTGTTTCTTTAATTAAGACAGTTCCTGAGCCACCGGCCTTTCCGTCGTTACCTGGAGTTGTTAGTCCGCCACCGCCGCCGCCAGTGTTTGCCGCCCCGGCTTGTGCTGAGTTTGGACTTCCTGATGGATTATTTCTATCAGAATCTCCTCCGCCACCTGATCCTCCTGCACTTGGACCTGGAACGGAAGGATAATAAGATCCGCCGCCACCGCCGCCTCCAAAAAAACCAGAATCACCATATTGACTTCCATAAGTTGGAGAATAGTCTGTTCCGTTTCCTCCGGGCGTAGTACCAGGAGAAGCGGCACCGTTTGTTCCTGCTTGAGCTTTACCACCGCCGCCGCCATTTGCGCCGTGCTGTGGATTTGGAATATTTCCACTTCCTCCGTCGTTTCCTTCTCCGGTAGTTCCTTCTCCGCCAGTAGCTGGATAACCAGCTCCTCCTCCCGAACCACCATTTCTACCAGTCTTTGGAGGACCGGATCCGCCTCCTCCACCACCAGAACATTGAATAGCCGGTGAAGTTCCAAATTCTGAACCATTTCCGTCTGTTCCAGGTTGATAGGGTTGAGCACCGCCCGATGCGCCGCCTCCGACAGTTACGGGAATTGCAGATGCTGGTAAAGGATGATTAGGTGTAAATCTAACTCCGCCGGCGCCTCCGCCACCGGAATTGTCTGCACCACTACTACCTCCGCCAGCAACAACTAATACATCTCCTTGAGGAGTGTATGCATTGTAAGTGCCAGGATTTGTAAATTCAGTTATTTTATCTCCGAAAACAGGATCGTTTGCAGGTCCAATTATTCCGCCGTTACCTTGCGCCATAACTTAAACCTCCTAGTCGATTAAAGTTTCATATGAAATGAATAAATCTAAATCCCCACTTGCGCTTGCACCGCCTTTTAAGATATCACCTTCCATTAAATAAATCGGTGTATCTGAAACGACTAAAGAAGCGTCAGCAGGTACTGAAATTGTTTTTGCTAAATAAACAGTTGCGTCAGCACCAGTAGTTGTAACTCCTGTTGTGCCTGATCCCATACCATCAATATATAAATCTAAATCTGCTGCTGATGAACCATCAACATTTGTACATACTATTCTGTTAATTTTTACTATATATTCAGCACTTACCGTTAATAAGGTTGATGTTAATGTGTTAGATAAATTCCAACCGGCGTTACCACCGAGAATTGTTGCTACTGATACTATATTTGGATTTGCCATAATTTATTTTTTCTCCTTTTTTATCCGAAAATCATTGCCATTGCAATAGCTTTTCCTGTTGTTATTCCTGCTGTAGCCCAAGATAATGTGCCTGCACTATTGGACGTTAAAGCCTGTCCTGAAGCAGTTGCATCAGCATCAGGTAAAGTCCATGTTACTGAACTTGAAACCGTTGCAGGTGCTTTAAATGCTACATAATGAGAATTATCAGCATCAGCAAATTTCATGGAATTTTGATTACTTAATGTAATTTCAGAGAAATCAGCAAAAGGATCAACAACATTTGTACCATCGGTATAAACTATTTTATGTCCTTTATCTGTTGTAGCCCAAGTAGTACCCGTTCCAGTTGCTGTTTTTAGCTGAACTGTTTGAGCACCAGTTGAGGCATTATGTGCAATATACCAGTTTTCTAAACTGTCTGGTACAGTAACCACTGAAGAACCAGTTAAGGCTCCTGTTAATTTCCAAACTCTTGTTGCAACAGTTGCACCTGTGCCACCATCCGTTTTACTTAAAGTTAAAGTTCCACCATCAGTTAATGCTTGTGCAACATAACCACCTGTTATTTGTTCTATAATATTTAAATTGGTATTTGTAATCGTTCCCCATTGACCGGCTTTCTCACCGGTTGTCATTAACTCTACACCTAAATTTGTGTAACTTGATGCCATAAATTTCTCCTACGCTGCGTGGTCAACATCTGTATAAGATGTATTTCCACTTATGTCAATATTGGAATAACTTCCCGTATTGTTTTTAGTTACATCAGTATAGCTTGTATTGCCTTCAATATCAACATTTGCATATCCTAAAACTGCAGGTTCGCCTACCGCAGAAATTGCCTCTTGACCAGTTAATCCTACTACATCTTCTGGTGTTATTGCTCCCACAGAACTTGTAGCGGATAGACCTGTTAAAGGAACCCCTATTTCAATAACTATGGATCCTAGAGAAGAAGTTGCCGCTTGGCCTGTTAATCCTACTGCATCTGCTGGTGTTATCGCACCCACAGAAGAAGTTGCCTCTTGACCAGTTAATCCTATTTCTACAGCATCCAGAATTATTCCACCAACTGAACAAGTTGCTGCTTGACCTGTTAATCCTACCACCATTTCAGTAGGAGTGATAGACCCTACACTAGCCGTTAATGCCGATGGAGCTGTTAAGACTTCAACCGATGTTATATCTAAAGTAGGTGTGCCAACTGCAGAAGTTGCTCCTAAACCAGTTACACCTACAACATCAGCTGGTGTAATCGTACCCACAGAAGAAGTTGCACTTAAACCTGTTGGTTGAATAAGTTTATTCCAAGAATCTCCATATGGTTCTTCGCCCCAGCCATTTCTACCCCAACCAACCAGGGTTCCCGCATTATCAAAATCCCCAACTGAGGAAGTCATTTGACTTGGTGCGGTTAAAGTTACAAACTCAACTGATATGGAACCTACTGAACTTGAGGCCTGTTGACCAGATAAGCCAACGACATCTGCAGGGGTAATTGAACCTATTGAAGAAGTTGCTGGTAGACCACTTAAACCTACAGACATTTCAATAGGAGTAATTGAACCTATTGAAGAAGTTAATCCTGACGGTGCGGTTAAAGAAATTGTGACAGTATTAGATTGCCAAGAGTTGTGACCCCAGGCTACTGAAGGACTATCTCCACCCCAGACTGATGCCATAAGGACTTACCTCCTTATGCTATTCTTACTATAGCTGTAGTTGCTGCCTTAGCTGGAAATTGAATTGTAAAAGTTCCAGAAGAAACTGCTTTGTCTCCACCAAATGCTACTGCACAAACTGCTGGATCACCAGAAGCTGAATCATTATAGATCAAACATGCATTAGCTGTGAAAGTTGCAGACGTCCATGAAACATCATCAAAGTCACAACAAGCTGTTGAAGAATCTAGAGTAGGAGTTACACTTGTTAAAGCTTTTCCGCCAGCAGTATAACCTGTTCCACTCATTTCATTCATTCCTGTTGCAGCATAAGCAGTTGTACCTGCTCCTAATGTTGCCGAACTTGTGAATAAAGCTATCTTAAAAGTATTACCTGTTGAAGCAGTAAAATTGTGAACTGCTTTTAAAATTTCAGTTTTGAAACTATTACAAATTGCCGATGTGTTTGCCATATTTTATACTCCTTTACGGTGAAGGTGACTTAATTGGTATTCTAACAGTACCGTCTGTGTAGTCATCTCTTCTACGTCTTCCAAGTTGCACTCCTGCAAACTTTTGTACCTCTTGTTTATATTTATTTTCATATAATGTCAACATATCCATTGGACCTTTTAAAAATCCATAAGCTTCTACAAGGCATGCATATAATAGCCCACTTGGAAAATATTGACTAATATAAGTGCCACTAGTTTCTGTCACCAAACTCTTAGGCAACATATCATAATATATCCTAAATTTATAAGCTGCATCAGGTGTAGGAGCCACATATATCCCTCCTGAAGTAGTGTCTGAAGTACCTGTAGCACCCCCAAACATCGCATAATATTTAGGTAATCCCGTGACATCCTGGGCAGTTCTATCTCCTACTGTGCCCGTTAATCTATCTGTATATTCTGATAAATACGTTTGGTCTTTTTTCTCTAACCAAGTACCTGCTCCTGTTGTAGCAGATGTTGATTCAAATACTTCAATTCCTCTAATGAACATTGTTCCAGTAGCACCTTTGCTGCCTTTACCTGGAACATTTAAAGAATTATCGTCTGCAGCAAATCCCCCTTCACTTACATATCTGTAAGCATCAATTGGAGCATCGTAAAAAATTCTAAATTCTGCGTCTTCTATAAATCTATTAATAATAGCTGCTGTCAATACACTAGAATCTACTTCAGTGTAATTTCTAATATTATCTGTTAAACTTGAATATGTTATTCCTGCCATTATAAACTCTCTATATTAAGAGGACTAATAACACAATTAAATCCTCCTCCTGTTGCAGTGCCTGTTGCAGCACTTGGTAATGTTAAAGTAAA